CATTGTAACGCCACCCACATTAATCCATATAAACGGCAATCTAAGAAAACCGACCAAGCAGTCGGACATATGAAAACAGACCGACCAGTCGGATTATTTAACCTGTATTGAGATTAAATCTCAACTGGGGGGTGTAGGGTGGATACAGCAAAACGAGGGGGGAGTATCAGATATCCTTGCAAAGTAACCGTAAACGACTAATTCGCTAGGTATAAATAGTAATAATTTAATACTCTATATTTAAGAATCAATGTTTTAAAATATTCCCGTAAACGACTAATATTGTTAGACTTATAGAGATTTACAAGGTTCTGATTTTTGTCGTGTTTTTACTAGACAACGAATCCAAGATATTTACCCTTTTTATTGGTATTTATAGCATATTTTATATTAAATTGTGTGTATGCCGAGATATGATTATAAATGTTTAGAATGCGACAAAGTATTTGAAGTCGAACAACGAATGACTGATGAAGCGCTAGAAATGTGCTTGTGTGAAGATGAACAGTTTCTTGTAAAAAGATTGCCTTCTTTGCCAAAATTAGTCATTAATAATAAAAATTCGATGACAGATACCAAGTTATATAAAGAATTAGACATAGATTAGTATAGATGTTCGATTATTGTTCGTTTATCCAAAAAAAATGCTCTTTTGCTGCAAAGCGAGGAGATTTAACTTATTGTGGGTTACACAAAGGGTATACGTTAGAATCAAATCGAGTAGATTATATTAGAGTATGTCCAAAAGATAAATTTAAAAAAAAGAGGAGATAGTTATGCCAAGAGGAAAAGGAACATACGGTAAAAAAGTAGGGCGACCTAAAAAGAAAAAGAAGAAAAAATAATGGCAATTACTTACAGAGGGCAACGCTTTAGAGGATATAATAAACCTAAGCGAACACCTAAGCACCCAAAGAAATCACACGCTGTCCTAGCAAAGTCTGGCAGTAAGATTAAGCTCATTCGTTTTGGACAACAAGGCGTTAGCGGTGCTGGTAAGAAACCAAAAACAGCAGCACAGAAAGCAAGACGTAGGTCGTTTAAAGCTAGACATCGCAAGAATATAGCTAGGGGAAAAATGTCAGCAGCGTACTGGGCTAACAAAGTTAAATGGTAAAAGACAGTATATACAAAACACCCAACGGAGCTGGTAAAGGCGACAAGCCGAGAATAGGTATTTCTCAAAAAGAGTGGGAGAAAAGGTGGGAAAAAGTATTTCGCAAGAAGGAATCCCCTAAGAAATGAAGAATCTAAAGCGACAGGAACGACGTTCAAATGGAGCAAAAAAAACTCGACAAGGTAATAGCAATAATACCAAGAGAGGAACAAAGCTATCCAAAAAATACTATAAGAAAAAATATAGAGGACAAGGACGATGAGTAATATTGAACTAAAAAAAGCCAATCAAATGGCTGCTATAGACTTATTGATTAACAATCCAGAGCTAAATAAAACCGAACTCGCAAGCGAGTTAAATATGACACCTCAAACAATCCACAACTGGTTTGCTGATGACAGGTTTGTGGAAATGTACTATAAGAAGTACATGATTAGCTTTAACGCTAAACTGCCTATGGTATTGAATAGTATGGTTCGTGAAGCTGTTGAAGGAAATGTCCAGGCAGGGCGTCTAGTATTAGAACATTCAGGTAAGCTAGTTAAAAATATTAATGTAACAGTAGATAGTCCGTTCGAGAAGTTCTTAAAAGCTACAGAAATAGACGCTGCGGAAATAATAGATGTAGAAGACGAAGAAGTGCAACAAGCTATAGATATACTTCCGAAAAGAAATCCCGTAAACGACAAACCTTTAAAAAGAACACAGCAAGAAAAGAAAGCTGTTGAGCAGATTAAGAAAGGCAAAAAACCTTATAGGCAAAAGCGTAGAGAAGATAGAGCTAGCAGATATGCGCTATTGCAACGAGCTAAAAAAGTGGGATTAGACCCGCTACCAGCTAAGCGTCCTACGAATAATGAAAGAAGAAAGTGGTTGGAAGAATTAATCGAGAGGGAAGAATCTATGAAATCCCAAACTCGTCAGGCATAATATTGTATTTTTCAAACATTTCGGACATTTCTAAGGAAGTTGTAAGAAAATTGGCTGTATCTATATAATCTTTTTCTATATCTCCAGGAGGAGCTAATTTCTGACATATAAAACCTAATAGCTCGTTATTGGCGTGTGTTATTTTTCTCATCTCAAGAATCATTTGAAATATCTCTTTGATTAGTTTATCCATCTAAATCTAAGGTTACGGTTTTGCCTATTGTTCGTAATTTGGTTTTTACTTTCTTGACAAGACCTTGAGTAAATCTATTTGCCGATTTTTCATAAACATTCTTTAACATTCCAGCGTCCTCAAAGATAGTAGGTATCTCATCTTGCGTATATATCCATCTTCTTCTTGGAACTCCTTCTCCTGTTAAATGAAAAATAGGATATTCTTCTTCTAGTTTAGAACCGACACTAGCTGTAAGATTTTTTCTATTAGTTGAAAAACCGATACTTTTTTCTAAGTCCCCCATAAAAACTAATATTTTATCTTTATTTCTAAATTTACTGTTTTTGTATTTTGTAGTTAGAGGTTTAAAACTTTTGCCCTTGATATCTTTTCCAGTTTTAAATGTTTTTTTGACATCTCTTAAAGCTTGTTCTCCTACTGGGCGAATAAACTCATCGAAAATTAAATCCTCGACATCTCTTTTATCTATTTTTTTAAAATTAAAATTAGACTTAACTGTCATCTTGACTTTCAAGGGATACCTCTACTGGTTCTTTTGGCAATGATGTGCCATTGACACCTTTGTTTTCTTCTATGATTTTTTGTGCTTCATCAACACTTAAATCTTTATTTTCATCTGCCATTATTTTTGCTTCAGTAGTTAAGTTATGCTTTAGCTTATACTCGCTTAACATAATCTTATCTTGAGTAGTCATCGGATATTCAACTTCAGAGAAATCGACTTTAAATCGTTTAGGTTCTGGTAATCCTAAGCTGTTTACTTGGGATAAAGCATATTCTACTTTATAAAACTCATTTTCATACTGACGATATAGTTCTTTGTCGTCCATAAAATCTTCGTGGCGTTCTAAGTCTTTAATCATTAGAGATATACCACTAGGTACTTCTCCGCCCGATTGTGCAAAGGTAACAAATAAATGATTATTCAATGCTACTAATTCTATTTGCCATTTAATATTTTCAATAACATCTCTTACGTTTCCTTGTGGAGCAACAATATTATAGTTACTGCCTTCTGGTAAAGTTAAAATTTCATCTGAACCTGCTCTAACATTGCTATTATCGGAAATTAATCCAGTAACAACGGGCTGTCCAAACATTTGGAATCTTAATCCTAACTGCATTTCAGTCATTGTAATATTAATATGCTCATTTGCAGATACTAAATCGGTAGCACCTTCAACAAAGAAAGAATCTAATTGTTCTTCTCTGTGAGTAAATACAAAAGGTAATACGCCTAAGTTATGTTCCACTTCTTCAAATACATCTCCATTCTCATCGAACTTGATACATCTTTCGGAATCCCAGTAAGCATATTTTAATTGTTCGGTATCTCCAATATCTGCGTGTCCGTGCATCATTGGATAAACGATAGCTTCTGGTTTATAAGGGTTGTCGCCAAAGTAAGGTTCAAAATAATAAATAGGGCGATAATCAAATCTTTGTTCTTCTTCATCGAACATTACATAAGTAGCACACGTACCAATTAGTCTAGTCATACGTTCCATTTGCTTCATACGAGCATTTTTCTTTTCAGTCATATCATCGTATTTTTTAGTAACATTTCTTTTAGCGCCTATCGTATATATCTTTGACATACGATTAACGAACTTCTTTACGATGTTTGTATTGTAGTGAGGTATTTCTTGAAATGCGTCAGACTTAAAATAGTCTTCTATGTATTGATGCGTAAGTGAACCAGAATAATAGTCTAATGACTTTCTAACTTCTTCCCTTCTAGCTTTTGCTTGTTCTTCCTTGAAGTGCGTTAATGAATCTTGTATAATTTCTTGTGGTGTAAAAATCATTTGTTTTCCTATTATCTTGATATTCTTCCAATGAAGTTACTTCTAATTGGAAATCTATTCAATATAAAATATCTAAAAGCATCGCAACCGTGTTCGTTGTATCCATCTTTAATAGGATTCTCTGAAATAGCTTTACCTTCTACTGCTTCTGGGAATCGATAGTTTTCAAAATCTTCTGCAATACCAACGCATCTGTTATCAACTTTTATTCGTCTTAGTCCCTCTGCATTTTCAAAGAAACCACGACAATAACTTACCCCACCCTGGATATTACGAGATAGTTTATCCATACGATACTCTACATAGATTCCGTGTTTTCTAAATATATGAATATCCCCCATACCAGATTGCCCTTGAACAAATGTACCAGCAGGGTCGCCATAGTAAGTAATTACAGGATAGTTTTTTGCTTTAATCATTTCTGCTAACTTGTCAGTTGGTATATTTCTTTCGTGAATAATTTCATCAATAATATTAATATGATGATTTCCATTTTCCGTAAATGTCTGAAACCATAATACCGATGGCATACGGAATCCAAAGTCCATAGAACAATAAGTTGGCAAGTCTGGGTTATACGGAACATCTCCCATATCTTTTTGTCTATCAAACGGATATACTCGACCTTCCATTGAAGTAAACTTTGCAGCAAACTCCTGGTCAAATAGTTCCTTAGACATATTACGCTTACGTTCTTGTAAGAATTTATCATTCTCTCCATCTGGAAAGGCGTGTTCATTTTCCCAGCTAGGGGATTGTACACTATACCATTGTTCATCATTTTTCCCTAGTAAGAATAAATCGTAAATCCAATTAAACCCTTCAGGTGTAGTAATAAAAATAGCTTTTCCTTTTCTGTCAATTAGAGTAGGGGATAAATACATATCCCAAATTTTTCTTGGCATCTTAGCAGCTTCATCTATAATTAAAAGGTCAACACCCTCCCCCACTAAAGAATCAGGATTCTCGCAAGACATACCTTCTACTGTTGTTCCCCATTTGAATTTTATATACTGTTCTTTTTCAGATGCTCGTTCAATATCGTTTCCTTTACCAGCTACCATATCTTTCCAAACTTCACGGAACATTAATCGTGATTTTTTGTAGGATAAGCCAACTAGCCATATTTTTTTATTAGGTTGCGCAGCATAAAACTCTGCTTCTCGATATGCAGCAGTAGTTTTTCCATATCTTCTACCACAGATATTTACAAAGTAAGATGCAGTTGGCTTCTCTGGAAAATGCAACTTTCGCTGTCCTGCGTGTGGCACATATTTCATATAATCAAACCATTGCTGCTTGAAATCAAACTCTTTTATTTTTTTTGACATTTGAATTGTTCTTAATTTAATTCATAATTAACTTAAAGCCATAATAATAATCCACTTAAGGAGTAAAAATGTCTGAATTAGAACAGAATACAGCAGTAGAGGAAGCTGTAAAAGAACCTCAAGTCAATAAAGACGAAAAAAAGTTAGACCAAGCTGTTCCATACTCTCGGTTTAATGAAGTTGTGCGAGAACGCAATGAATTAAAATCGAAAATGGAAAATATAAATCTCGAACAGGAAGAACAGCGTAAAAATAGTTTAGCGGAGCAAGGGGAATATAAAACCCTACTATCTGAAGAACAGAACAAGAACACAGAGCTTTCGAAGCAATTCGAAGAAATATCAACTGCGTTCAATGGGTATGTTGCAGAAGAAAGAAAAGCACTACTAAACCAAATTCCTGAAAGTAAGCGAGAGAAATTTGAGAAGATAGAGGATTTAACTATTCTTCGAACAATTAGTGAGGAGTTTAACCAGAAAGCTGGAGTTAATGTTGGCAACGTAGAAAACCAAGTCAATGTTCAAAAGTTTAAAGGAAACCCTTTTGGGAAAATGGATTCTCCTAATGATAGAAGAAAAAGTCATAATGACGTGTTAAGCCACTATCTTAAGAAAAAAAGATAAACTTTAAATTTCCTTAGGAGGAAAATAAAATGGCTAATGTAACAACAACAACAGCTGCTAATTTCATTCCAGAAATGTGGAGAGATGCTATTCTTGATTATGCTGAAAGAAAATTTCAGTTAAAAAATCAGGTGTCAGACTTCTCATCTATGTTAGCTGGTGGTGGCGACATTCTTAATATCCCTAAAGTAGCACAGGAAACTGCTGCTGCTAAATCTGCTGATACAGCAGTAACATACTCTGCAAACACAGATGGAGTAATCCAACTTGCAGTAGACCAACATCACTACGAAGCAAAAAGAATCGAAGATATTGTAAAAGTACAAGAATCTGCTGATTTATTCAACGCATACGCTAAAAGTATGGGTTATGCTTTAGCTAAAAAAGTAGAAAACTACCTTGCTGTAGATATTCTACAATCAGCTACAGGTAATGACGTAACTTTATCTGCTGATAACACATTCACGACTGCATTATTAAGAGAAGGTATGCAAAAACTTCTTGATGCAGGATTTGACTATACAGACGGCGACCACAATTTATATTGTAGTCCTGCTTCTTATATGTCTTTACTTTCTTTAGGCGACTTCACAGAAGCTCAAAAGAGAGGCGATGGAGAAAACCCTAATGTAGGTGGAAGCATCATTCAAGCTTATGGCTTAAATGTATTCCCATCAACTGACTGGGACGACGACGGTGGTACAGGCGACGAAACAGCTTCTATTTTTAATAGTGGTTCAGTTTACTTTGCTCAACAAGTAGCACCAAGAGTACAAAGCTCATACGATATTGACCATCTAGCAACTTCAGTAGTTGCAGACGTTCTTTTCGGAGCTGCTCTATCTCACGCTGCTAATTCAACAGCAATGGGAATCGTAAACTTCGTTAATCCGTAGTAGTTAATTAGGGGGGTTGCAATATACCCCCCTTAACTGAAAAAAGGACATATATGGCTAATTATACTTCAACTCATAGTGGAGCTGTAATTGACGCAGCAGTAACAAAGATAACTGCTACCTCATCATCAGCTACAGAACTCAACATCTTAGATGGCGTTACGGCAACTACTGCTGAACTTAATATCTTAGATGGTGTTACATCTACAACAGCAGAAATTAACATACTTGATGGCGTGACTGCGACAACTGCAGAAATAAATTATATAGATGGCGTTACATCTAATATACAAACACAACTAAATTTAAAAGCTCCTTTAGCAGGAGCAAGTCTTACAGGAACAACTTCTTTTCAGAACTTATCTGACGGAACTATAACAATAACTGCATTTGCAGACGAAGATGATATGAGTTCCAATTCTGCAACATTAATTCCAACGCAACAATCTGTCAAAGCGTATGTAGATACTACTGCTCAAACAACTGAAGAAGTTCAGGACATAGTAGGAGCAATGTTCTCAAGTAATACGGAATCAGGCATTACCGTCACTTACGAAGATGGAGATGGAACAATAGATTTATCAGTAGCTACACAATCAGATAATAATTTTACAACAACTTTAAAAAATAAATT